CTGAGTTAGAACTTGCTAGTACGGTAGTACGAGCTAGGAGTGATGAACCTTCTGTCCATGTACCTAGCCCGACTTCCCATTCATTAGTGCTAGGCTCTAGTAGGGCATAGTAAGTAGTGTCGCCATCAGACAAAGCAGCAGCAAAAGTCTGGAAGCCATCTACTGTACCATTCAGGGTAAGCGTACCCGTACCTGTAGTGGTAGTTGTTTGTTTTACTCTGTCTTTAATTACTAGAGCCATAGTCTATGCTCCTATTAAGCGATACGGATGATAGCGTTTGATGCGTCTGCAGTTGGGAACTGGATAGTATAGTCACCGTTTGTTGATGTCTGTGTACCACCAAAGTCAATTACTGCAATAGCAGCATTAGAAGCAGAAGCATTGTAGATAATACAACCGTCTGCTGAAATAGTAGAAGATGTGAATACTTCATCGTCAATGTCTACGATAGCTGTTGTGCCATCTACAGAGATTGTAACGTTATCTAATAGTTGTCCACCTGCTGTGTAACCTGTACCTGTAGCTTCGTCAGAGTTACCTGTTACATCAGAGTAGTTAGTAGTTGCAGCACCGTATGTGCCTGTAGGTGAAGCTTTAATTAGTGCAAGATAAATATTGTGGGTATCCAAATCATGAGTACCACCCAATAGTTCCGACTTAAAGCTTGTACACATTGCTGTTGTGATAGCCATTGTTTGGAGTCCTTTTTAAGAGAAAGTAGATGTACTAAAGGGCCAGCCTCTTGACAAGACCAGCCCAATAGTTTATCTAAGATTAAGCAGCGTTGTAGTTCGCTGTGATCAATGCTTCTGGGCGCAAGATTTTGCGACCGTATAGGTGCATACCACGTACAATGTCTGCGAATGAATCAGGGTCACGGTAGTTCTCAACTTTGTTGATTTGCTCCGCTGAAGCAACCGCTTCGTCCTGACCAGCTACGATAACACCGTAGTTAGTTGACTGTGCAGTTGTACCTGATGTTGCAGCACCAGTACCCAAGTATGGTAGGTTGTTAGACACATAAACACGGAAGCCGTGTAGGTTGTTTAGAACCAAGCCATTCATTAGGCCAGCACCACCGAAGTCAGCGTTAAGTACACGTGAATCTTCGTCTTTTAGCATCTCTACGAATACCGGGTCCAAGACAATCCAACGACCACGTGAGTCAACGTTTGCTGTGTCCATCTGACGAGCCATACGTGCGATGACTGTTAGAGGAGAAACAGTTGTTGCTGACAATGATGTAGCACCTGGAAGACGTGGAGCTAGTGGGATAGAGTCACCTGCTGTAGCTGAGCCTGAGATTGTCAAGCTGCTAAAGTCAGTTGCGTCTAGCTTGTTAGCTGCCAATAGTTCGTCAGAACCTGCTGCTGAGTTTGCTTTGTCACCAGAGGCTGTTGTGTTAGCCGCCCATGAACCTGCACCACCTGTGTAACCAGATAGGTAACCCAAGCACTCTTCGTCCATTGCGTCAGCCATCTTATATGCTGCACGATCAGCAGCCAAAGATGTGAAGTCAACGTGCGAGAACTGCTCTTCGATGTCATCCATCTTAAATGCGAAGTAGTTCGCTTTATCAATGGTCAAAGAGAAATCTTGGTCATCTAGCTTCTCAACAGAGATAGATGTGTGACGCTGTAGAGCGTTGACTGTTACGTCTGGCTCTTTCTGGATACGAACTGTATCACCTTGGTTGGCGATCTCACCGAAGTAAGAGTTGTTCGTGATTGCGTTTGTGACAGCAGTTTTGCGTAGAGCAATCTGTGCCTGTTTGGAGTAGATAATCGGAGAGAAGTTTCCGTTAAATCCACCCGATGCGGATGTAATAGCCATAGGTTAGTTTCCTTTCATAGATATGGCGTGGAGTTTAGACACTACATATTCACTGAAAGAGGCTCTTCATAGTAGGGTAGTCAGCATTGCATTGAGGGTGGCCGCCCTGTCTGCGCTGGGCCTATACGTTGAGGTAGTCTTATTGTGGCTAGTGCTTGTAAAAGCATACACACTTATTTTGTGTATATACTATAGTTTTACTTATGAATCTTTATTTGTCAAGCTATTTCTTTGACATATCATAAATAAACTTTCCTTGGCGCTGGGCTTCGAATATCTCTTCCATGCGCTTCTCATACTCTTTCATAGACATCTTAGCTACCTGTGATTCACTAAGATATTTAGATGCTTCATCATGCTCTGGTGTAGTGTTACGTTTTGTACGTACAGAGGATGCAGCTTCCTTGTCATTGCTAGATGTCTTCTTATTAGTGATACCCTTGTCAACTTTATATAAGTCAATCACACGAGCTACAGACTTAGCATCATCTACATTCTCGTATAGAGCATCTTGTACCCACTTAGGCTGGTCTTTAGCCCACTCATGGAATACATCGTCTGAGCGAATCTCACCAAAGTCAGGGTGTAGTGCAGCTAGTTCAGCTTCAGCTTTCTCACGCTTAGCTGTGATGCGTAACTCTTCGATCTCTTTCAGGCGAGTATCTAGTGATGCAGCTTTCTCGTCAGCTTTCTTTGTAGCGATAGCTTCTACGATACCTGCTACGTCTGGATACTTCTTAGCCCAAGCTTCGATCTCTTCGTTTGACTTAGGTAGTACAAGCTCATTCTTAGTAGCAGCTTCTAGTTGTTGCTCTAGCTTTTCTAGCTTAGCAGCTACTTCCTTTTCTTTCTCTTGCATGTGGCGGCGTAGATCACCATAGCGTTGCTTAAAGGTTTTCTCTTCAGCGCTTAGGTCTGTATCATCTGCTTCTTGTGCTTCGGCTTTAACTGGCTTTTTCTCTTTTTGTTCAGGTACACTTTCTGCCTGAACTGAGGTGTTCTCAGTGCTTTCGCTATCGGATTCACTATCGGTGGCTTCTTCCTGCGTTTCATCTTCTTGCACCATGCCAGCTTGTTTCATAAGCTCACGTAGTTCTTCTTCATCACGATTAACTCGTGCCATGTTACGTAAGTGCGATACTGATTGCACTTCTACTTGTTCTACTTCAGCCATTGTTTACTCCTTATGTTGGGGCCAGTCAAGTTATAACTGGGTAGCCTTATAGTTATGTGGATTGTTAGATAAGACCGTAATCTTTATCTTCTGCTTCAGCTAAGTCGGAATAACTTTCTGCTGCTGCTTGTACAGAGGAACCTGATGGTTCGTTATTGTTTTCTTCTTTTGGTTCTGGTTTAGGTGTTGCTTTAGGTGCTGAAGGACTATCATCGTCATCATTGGCTGTACGACGAGCACCAGCAATAGAATCACGCAACCCTGGATTACCTTCTTTAATACCTGCTTCACCGTCAAAGCCTAAGAAGTCACCTAACCATGTGTCACCAAATGATTTCTTACCATCTCCGTCTGAATCAGCTAAGTTCTCATACAAGCCAGACTCACCGCCGAAGATACTACCCTTCTTCTCTAGTCCTGACTTCTCAAACGCTTCAGGGTCTTCTGCTTTTAAGCGATCTAGTACATCATTATACCGTGCTACACCTGCTGTGTTAACTAGAGCAGCAACAGGTAGACCTGCCATAGAAGCAATACCTGAAGCGATATTAGTCATAGTAGACATACCTCTAGCAGTCTCTTCTAGTTTTTCTGTAGGTATAGCATCTAAGTCAAACTCTTCAGGAGCAGGTACTTTTGCACGTACTGGTTCATCATCATCTTGTGAAACCTGTGGTGCTTCTTCTTGCTGAGCTACTTCACCTTTTAGAGAATAACCTGGTGGAATCATACCCATAGGTTCACCATCAAAGAATGGGATAGTGATCTCCATACCTGAAGCGTTTACATAGGTACGATACTCTAGTCCACCTTGGAAGTCTGGACCAGCCATGCCGAACTGTGTTAGGTCAGGCTGTTGGATGTATGCTGGTACGTTAAGGCCACCTGCTTGGAAGCCCATAAGCCCACCATTAGCAGCACCTACCGCTTGTTCTTCTTGTGGTGCTTGGGCCATGATAACCATAAGGTCTTCATCAGAAATACCAACGTCACCTGTTTCTTCTTCGATAGGCTCACCGCCAATACGACCATTAGCTTCCATTTCAGCCAAGCCCATCTTAGCTTGTGCACGTAAATCCTCAAAGAACTTAACACCATAGAAACGTAGAACATCAGCAGGGACAACATATTCACCTTCACTTAACATTGCAGGAATATCATCACGTACTTCTTCAGGTAGAGAACCAGGTGGTACTTCATTGCCTGACACAGGGTCTATATCTGTACGGCTAGACTTAAATACCGCATCCATTTGTTCATCCATAGCTACTCCACCTTCTGCATATCCTGCATAGTCTTTATCTAGTTTTGCATTCTTAGCAAGAACCAGAGGCCCAATCTGTATTACTTCATCTGCTTCACGTACTGGAACGTGACGATTATCTGCACCCCTTACATAGAAAGAACTCTGTCTACGTGGGTCAAAACCTACCTGTGTCCATTCTGGGTCATTAAGAAGAGCAGCAGCTTTCTCACGAATTGCATCTGCGTCTAAGTCTTTAATCTCACCTGATACAGTAGCGTATCCAGTTTTACCCATCTCACCTGTGCCAATCTTTTCACCTGTCTTCTGTGAAGCAGCAAAACGTACAGGTTTATCACCTACACCTTTGTAGTGAATAGCTTTAGCGTAATGTGTTACACCTTTTTCTGCGTTAGATGTACCTGCAACAATCCAAGTATCAAAGCGCTGATAAGCAGGAATATCTAAACGTCCATTAAAACGATCACCTACTTTTAGACCTGACTGTGTAACACCAAGTGCTTCAGTTGTATCTGCAGGTAATATGAACCTACCTTTTTCACGTTGATCTGGTTTAAGTGAAAACACTGTAGCTTTATTGCTAGGCTCTCTAGGTAGTGCATCCCAAGACTCTACGGGTTTATATGTATTAATATTTTTTAGGTGCTGTTCTCTTGTTATCTTACCATCACGTAATGCTTGTGCTGATTCTTCTAGCTCTGGTGTACGGATAGTAGGACTTGTTTCACGCATATCCTTTACAAGTGCTTCTGCGTTTGTTTGCCAAGTCTTAGCATCTTCTGCAGAGTCTAATGCTGAAACACGTGCATCATATTCTGTGTTAGATACTTGACGTGTAGGCTTTATTTGTTTTTTACTTGTTAAATACTTATCGTATGATTTACGAATAGCATTTTCTGTTGTAGCCCAATCAACAAGATCATCTTGATAACCTCCATTTAGAAGGTCAATAAGTAAATCGTTAGGTTCACCACGACTGATAGACGGAAACGTTTCTACTGCAGCATCAACAGCATCATCAAAAGCCATATCAAAACCAATAGATGCTCCCATTTTGTTTAGTAAACCTTGTTGGTTTGCTATGTCTGTTGCAGCACTTTTAAGGTCTTCATAGTTTATAGTAGCTTCTACTGCGTTCTTATAATCTTCTAAAGTAACAACACCTTTATTTGTTGTTAAAGCATCAGCTAAAGCTTTTTCTATTAAGGGTATTTTAGCATCTATAGTATCTTGTACTTTTTTCTCTGCTTCCTGTATAGCTTTTGACTTACCTCCTGAAGATAAAAAACGTTTATTTACATCAGCTAATTTTTCTATTTCATCACTAGAAAGATTTAATTGATTAAAGTTAAAATTACTAAAATCTTTTTTAGTTTTTACTTTAGGTATACTACTTGTAACGTCAATAATATTATCCGTTTGTTGTGCCATGTCAGCACCTTTACGTATCATTGTACGTGCAGCAGGTGCAATACCTGGACCTACAAGAGATATTGCCTCTACTCCACCTAACATACCAATCTTTAGATAATCAGGTTCATCTTTCTTTAGTTCTTCTTGTATCTCAACAATAGAGTCAATAGGAGTAGTGAGGCTAACTGCAGTATCTGCAGCCTTAACACTTAATGGTTTTTCTTTACGATACTCACCTGTTAACGGACTAGTGATTGTGTCCATTAAGCTATCAACAAAACCACCTTGATCGTATCCTTTGTAATAAACTTCTATGTTATGAGAGAAGTTAACATCCTCTACAGGCTCTTGTCCCTCATAGCTTTTATAGAAAGTATGATTACCAATAGTCATACCATCTTTGCCACCAAAATCAGTCTTACGTTTTTTAGCTAATTTCTTGTTTAGAAAGAAAGTACTACCTTTTGATGCATCTTCTCCTAACTGGATATAATCAGCCATCTCAGTTAGTCGTTCATTTAGAACATCTTCACTTACAGGTATTTTATCAACAGAGCCATATGTACCTACTGGCTCAAACTCTCTAGGACTTAAGACTTTATCTACTGTATTAGGAAAACGCTTTGACATCAATCTATTAAAGATAACACCTCTAATAGCATTACGTCCTTCTACACCTTCGCCTTTAGCTTCAGCTTCTACAACACGTTCTATCTTTTTTAGATCGTCATAAGAAAGTCTAAGTTTAGGGCGTAACTTAGGTTTAGGACTTTGTTCCATTAACTTTATCCCTCAAGTATTTTAGTCTACGTAATGCACGAATACCACCCTGCGTTTGGTGTATCTCTACTACGTGTTCTGATTGCTCTAATCGTTTCTGCATTATAGCTATCATTTCATCTAGCTCTTCACAGAATGCGTCCCACTCAGCTTTATTATTTACGAATGCTTTAAGCGACATTACCAGAGAATCCTTCCTCACCTGGTACTGGTGCTACGCCTGTCCCAATAGTACCGCCACCTGCGCCTGTCTGATCCTGTGGTGCTGCCCCTGCTGGAACTGCTGGACCTTCTTGTCCTACTGGCGCTGGGCCACCCATAGCTGCTTCAGGAGGAGGTGGTGCTGGTTGTTGGAACCCTTTAAGAATCTCAGCTTGGATAGCTGCATCCTGCATAGAGTTAGTTACCTTGTTAGGATCAAGGTCCATGCTCTTAGCGATCTCACGAATGATGTAGTCCATCTTAGCGAATGGTGCTAGTGCTGGGTTCTGTACAACACCCAAGAACTGCATTAGGCGCTGGGAGCGTACTTCGTTAGCCATAAGTGACTCAGTACCGTTAGCAATAACTTCTAGGTCACCCTTGATACCTTCATCGTAATCAAACTGCATGTTAAACGCAAAGAATGCTCGACCCATAGGTGCTAAGAGATAATCATCTACGTTCTTAACTACAGAGCGAATAGAGCCGTTAGCTGCAGACATAAGCATAGAAATGCCACTAGCGGTACGACCCACTCCTGATACTCCTGTTTGCCCGTGGGCGAAGCTTGGGAATCCAGTACTTTCGTCAGCCAAGACTCTAGCTTTATCAAAGAGCTGCATATTCTCTGCAGCAACGTTGGGAAATTTGGTCCCAAAGATGCCTTGTCCTGGTGCACCACCTTGTCTGCGGAACACTTTTCCTGGGTATACGGACAAATCCTGTCCTGGTACGAGGTTTGTTTCATCTATCTCAATCAGTAGGTTACCAGATAATACAGCATTGTCAACAGCCATTCGCATGAAGCCATTCATCAATGTTTGTGTATCATCCATGTTCTCAGCAATACCAACACCAAAGAATGAGTATGGGTTGTGCTCATAAGGTACAGCGTAGTAAGGAATACGTGTAGGTTTAAATGGGTTAAGTACACAACGGATAATCTCACCATTACATACCCAGATGTTAGCATTTACTTCTGCTAGCTTACGTAATTCACGAGGTATCTTAATACCGTTCTCTTCTAGTAAGTCTGTATCAACAAAACCCCAGAACTCTAGAACTTCCCAGCGCTCAGTCTCAGATGGGTGACTATCGTCATCCTCCATCTTCATCTCCCAGTGCTTACGTACATAGTCTGCACCTTTATCAATAGCCATCTGGATAGAGTCATCCATAAAGTAAGGGCGACCACGTAATGCACGTAGTTGATTGCGTGACATCTTGTGACGCTCTACTACATACTCTGCATCATCCATACTTGCAGCTTCTGGGTCTGGGTAGAAGTTCCACACGCTTACGTGGTTAGTAGATGGTACAGTCTTGATTAATGGATCGTACTCACCGTCTTCCCAGTTAGGGTATTCTTTATCTACTGCAAACGGGCCTTTCATTACACCCGTACCTAGTAGTGCCATCTCGAAAGCCATAGAGCGTAGATGCTTAGATGCACCTGACTCGTTTAGCTGATCGTGAATCTTCTTCTCCATCTTCTTAGCTGCTACCATAGCAGGATGGAATGTAACACTTGTAGGTGTAGTACCGTCACCCTCAATGATCTTATCGCTTACAGGTGCTAGCTTGTTCTGCATACCACCTAAGCGTTTCATGAGTGTAGTACGTGTCTCACCTGGTTCTAGCTTTGTGTCAGGACCAATCAAGTAAGGCTTAGTTGGTTCTTCTCCAAACGCTTCTGCTAGTGCACCTTGCGCTGGGCCAGCATTAGGATCAACATTGATGTGTACTGATTCTGCTACACCGTCTGGCAGAACGGATGGCTCAACAGAAAGAGGGAACTTGTTGTTACCGAATAGTACGTCAACGATCTGACCATATGCAGCTAGTGTTTTAGTCTTAGTTACTTTAACAAATACCTTAGACTTTTCGCTAGACGTGAACTGTACTTCTGGTCCATAGATGCCACGATAGTTACGATAGGAGCGTAGCCAACGTTCTTCATCACCTAGTCGTGCATCTTCAGCACGTTTAAAGCGATCTGTTACAAAGCCAACAATACTGTTTAAGCTGCTAAACAGACTATCCTCACTTGATTCGGCTGCTACTACTTCGTCTGTCTCGAAGGATAGATCATCTATTTCTGCCATTTACTTAGTATCCAAAAGTTGAGTCCGACATCTGAAAGCCAGAGTTTTGTTTTGCTGGGTTAAAGTCCCAGATTGAGCTACGTGGTCTAGTCATTATACCATAACGTAGTGCGTCATACAAGTGATCTTCAGCATTTGTATCAACGTCTTCAGGGTTCTTCTTGTCTAGCGGAATCGTAGGGATTTGCGCTATAGTATTGGTGCAGGTGGAGAAGAACACAAGTCTTGGTAGTTCAGTGAACTCATCCACCTGCAAACGGCGGTGAATCTCGTTCTTACCAGCTACCCTTGAGCCACGAGAGCGATCAGAAGGTCTCCAACGACAACCCTTCATATTCATTTGCTCTGCTAGTGACGGGCCAGTATCTCCTCTTTTGTGCCAGAGGGACGAGTCTAACACGCCGTACCTTATAGTTCCATCTTCTGCTTCCGCATCTAAGATCATATCAGCTAGATCGGTAGCCGTAACCTTAGAACAATAAAGCTCTCTGTAGACAACCAACTGCTCGTTTGGCGCAACAGCGAACCAGAGTACTCCTGTGTAGGAGCCGTAACCATAGTCGCAAGCTCTAAACTTAGGCCAGGAGTCAGGGATGTCGATAGGGTCCACAACGTGAATGCTTCTGTTAAACTCAGGGAACGCTGCTCCTTCATTAATGTCCCAGTTACCTTCTAGCAACTGCTTGCGCTGGTGTTCTGGTAGTGACAAAAGCATTGCTTCATAGTCACCAGTATCTGCTAGGTATGGATTGTCAAACAAACTAGCAGGAATAAACCTACGCTTAAATAGTGGATCACCTTCACGACTATGCCCTTTAGGGAA